CTCTGAGAAAAACTTGATGGGTCGTCCCTGTCAGCTTGATGTCCAGTCCTGCAGCGCATGGAATGTGGCCTTGGATGTGTGGAGCAAGTTCCATCTCGCCATCACCACCGGGTGTTGTGCCCGGATGCCCAACGGTGACCTGGGTGCCAAGTACGTGATCCGTCAGACACCCAACGTGTCCCCGTATTACGGCCGCACCATCTGCATGCCCACTCTCACGCCCGCGCGGGTGACCGAAAGGTCCTACGCCAGTTTGGGGCAGTGTGAGATGGCACTGTCCCAGCTGTCACCACAGGCTGAGTACGTGCCATACCAGGCACAGACGTACTGTAATGAATTTGGGTGCTTCCTTCAGCCACAGTGGGGGCACACACAGTGGGGGTGAGAACTACGCCTCCACCCCCAAAACTTGGGGAACGTGAAGTGCTCTGACTACGGGTGTTGGGCGAACCAGTGGGGTCGGGTTCCAGCGTCGACCTTGAATACCACCGGTGAATGCTCACCGATGGGCCGTCCCCCCGGTTGCTGGGTTCTTATCATATGTGTCCAAATTTATTTATTTGGAACGCGGGTCATCATGGCACTGTTCTGGTCGTCTACGTCCTTAAACACCAGCACAGCTGCCGCACATGCAGCGCATTTAGACACGTCCCTGCACTTATCAGCTGGGATGGTACCGGACAGCGTGAAAGGTATAACCGCACCGTTAACCGTAACAGTGAAGTCGAGAGAACTCTTGCCTTGGTCAAGCACCACCAAACTGGATTTACTCACCACAAACGGTTTTAGACACCCGTCGCCCGGTGTGCAGTCCAGAGCAAACGTAGCCGTTTTGCTGGCCTCCACGTAGTCCGTCAGTGTCACCGTAAACGTGCCTAACGCCGTTGGGGCAGAGTTCATGGTTAGGGACAGCGCCCATTTACCGTTTAGGCAACTCCACGGCGCCGGCCCGCAATGACTGTTGGCTGTGGGATGGCAAGGGACTGGTACGGTGGCTTTAGAGCACGCTGGAGTTGTACAGGCTGAACACGCCGTTGCCTTTGTCTTGTCTGAGAAGGTGTTGACCGCACACGCCGCACACGATGTGGCGTACGTACTGTCTGCCTGGTAGGTCCCCTTAGCACAGTCGGCGCACTTGGTGGGATCGGTGGCTGACGTGCACATGGTCGTTAGGATCTGTCCAGGTGAGCACTTTGCACACGAGCTGCAGGCCGTGTCGGTGGTTGCACTGCACGCAGTCTTCACGAAGCTGGAGACGGGGCAGCTGGCGGTGCACGCCATACAGGCAGCTTGGCCTGTCTTGGACTGGAACGTGCCCGTTTCACATGCCATACAGGCAGCTTGGCCGGTCTTGGACTGGAACGTGCCCGTTTCACATGCCAGACAGGACGTGCTGCTCTGTGAAGGCTGGGACGTGCCTGTGGCGCAATTTTTGCACATGTTACTGGAAGAGTACGTTCCCACAGCGCAAGCAGCACATGTACCGTCCGTTTGGATCCCTTCACCAGCCTTGCATTTGACGGTAGGCTTTTTGTTCACCAGTGTGAAGTAGGTGGGGAAGAACACGGTCGAAAATACGACTACAATTACAGCTACAGCAATACCCCACTTACCGCCTGTGGAAATGGGCATCTTGGTTTACTGATGTCCACACATTATGTTTTTTCATCAAATGGCACCAAAAAGCTAGGGTGAGGTATGTCCAGAGGGGCACCACGCGCCACCGCACCACTCTAATAAATAGAACACGGCGTTCACGGTGAACAGCAAACAATCTTTTTACGCCAAAAATAAACAAAGCAAGCAATATGTCTGCCTTCGGTGGGGGTGAAACCCAATTTGACAACAGCGACGACAGTGCCTTCAAGGGTCATGTCCTGCGACGTCACCGGTTTTGCACTGTTATTTGTGATTATTGTTGTACCCTTTGATAAACTCTAAAGTCTGGCGACATTCCGCCGGTGGTGTGCTGTTGTCTCGGATTTGGTTGGCGTGCTGCCAGCAGTACACATCCCCGTTACATGCCGTTCTTGAACATTGCTGTGCCCGGTTGAGAAGTTTCACAATGCACCGTTTGTTGTGTGTATTGGGATGGGCAGATGGGTTTAGAATCTGAGCCAACCGCTTCTGGTCGTGGGGCGGTTCAAACTCATCCAAGTAGTGGTGAAGGAAGCTGATGAATTGGCGGTATTGATTAGCCAGCTCTTGTGCATCATTACGATAAGCGTCTCTTAGAATCGACGCCATTTTTGCTGGTCGGGGGACATTGAAGCGCAGACACAACAACAAGATCATAAATGTGATGCTCACACAGATGTTTTCACACGCCCACGCACCCCCATGATTGCCGATCACATTTTGTATACTTTCCGTTCTACGACTCGCCCAACTCTCTACAGAGACTACCCGGAAACCACCCCACATGTGATCAACGGATTCTTTCCGTTTCTTTTCCAGAGATCTCGCCCACCTAGCCGATAAAGTGTAGGTGTGTAACTCACCAGAAACAAATTGTGGATCAAAAGGCCAGCATGTCTTTGTGCGTTTGTCAAACATCAGCATAACTTGGTGGCCCATCTTCGGAGCACGAAGAGTGACGTCCACCACGATGGACTGTACTGCCGGATTGCTGACACAGTTATCCCACCCTATTTTATCAGTGTCATTCAACATGGCTCGAGGGGAGTTGGGTAAATTGTCGAAGAATTCCGATTTTATGTCGACTATCATCGTTCCGGCAACTCCACAAATATTTTGAAACGCTTTTGCGAAGCCTAATCGAAAGTATCCCCCTAAATGGGAATAAGCAAGTTCCCTATAATCTTGACACACATCGTTAGCGTTAGTAATCAGAAGTGGGTAGGTCTGTGTCTGAAGTTCTTTCGACAAATAATTTTTAATATCTCGACGTAACCGTTTTTGCTCTGTATGATTCATCGTTTTTGTATATGCGGTTTTATTTTAAACTGCCTGACTGGCTTGGGGCGCGTGGAGTGCTCTGACTACGGTTGTTGGTAAAACGAGTGGGGGCGCAAGCCCGCGTCGACTTGGTTGGCGCGGGCTTGCGGGCGGGCCACACCATTATAATAACGTTTGTACAAAATAATAGGGAGTGCGTTCGTTCTCAAACAGCAAACAAACTTTTTACAACCAAAGTAAAGGAACGTGGCAGTTGTTTAAATAATGGCTAACAACACAGGTGGTGAAGACCAGTTTGACAACAGCGATGACAGCGCCTTCAAAAACCACGTCCTCTATGTAGTACCAGGAGACCCGAACTGTGCCAGATTGGAAGCGCTTTTATTACAGCACCCAATAGGCGATGACGTGTGGACCCAGAACGCGATGGATATCCCTCGACATCAGCGGCCGTCGTGGCTTACTGGAGTGCCCATCTTGGTTGTGAAGGCGAAGAAACAGGCCCACAAGGGCGACAACATTTACCGCTACCTACGGGAGTGGAAGGACGAGGATTATAATCTTCAACCTGCGGGCAGCTTTAGCGATGTCACTGGCTTTGACTACCAGAATTTTGATGGGGGAGACAATGTCACCGATGGGTTTGCGGGTGTGAACCAACTGGGGACGTACACCCTGGAGGACGAACAGCGCGCCCCACAGTCTACTTTGAATTCAACAGGGACAGTAGAAAGAACCGAGCGGTCGCGTCAAGCAGAGAAAGAGAGTCAGGGGAGAGCCCAGGTATTAATGAAGCAGCGGGAACAGATGGACGTGGCGATGCAGTCGCGCAACCGCCAGATGGGACGGTCCAGCGCTAACTAAAAACCGTGGCGGCTATTCACTGTCCCCTGGGGTAACCACACTGTCATATATGGTTAGAAACATTTAAAAATTTCATAATTCTAATTTTCTGGCAATGCAGACACCGTTCGCGGGGAATACACTCAATGCAAACACGGCGCACAGCAGTTTTGTGAACGTGGAGTTGTCGCTGACAGAATCGACAGAAGCAGTGAAACCTACAATGTCCACCATGTTCAAGACCTTTTTTGTGTTTGAGATGGCACAGTTACCATTTCTTCTAGTGGTGTTCGCATGGTTCTTTATCGATCTGTGTGACCGTGTGCGCGCGTATATGTGTTGCGCAACTCTGTTTGTGATGTGCACCTGTACGAGTGCTATTATCCAGAGCACCATTACCAACCTACGGGCACGTCTTAACGGTCGTTCGTGTGTCGACACTCTGGCTTTATTATTCATGGTTACCATGTGGTTTCTGGAATTTTCGGTGCTTACCGGATCACCCGAGTGCACCCGGTCCGGGTATTCCTTCATATTTATGCAAGTGCACGCTGTTGTGCATGTGTGCGTCCCCATGGTCTGTTTTGCATGGCTATGCCTGTGTACCATGGGTAGATGATGCATTAACTAAATTTAGTTCAAGGCTGCTTGGTTTATTGGGGTTGGACCAAGTATCTATAATAAAAAGAATAGTTCCTCATTTTTTTATTTTTGCGGTCACCGCCACCAGTCTTGAGTTTCCTTCTGTAGCGCACCCGGGCCTGACACTGCTAGCACTAGGGTACACATTCTATAGACACTGAAAACGACTATAAAATCTTTTAGAAGACCTAGGACGAATATAAACAGAATAATAAAATAAACAACTAGGCATCATGTAAAATAAAGAAAATTCGTCCTACCTAGACGGAAACGAATTCGACCACCCGTTACGCCGTTTCTTCGCAACAAAGAAAACGGTGGTGGAAGTGCTTTGCCTCATGGTGACCTGTGACTGGTGGAGGCTCTAACCAATCGTACCAATCACAGACACATCGGCAGATAGAATAGTGTATCACAGTAGTATGTGGAAGGTTTTTAAGTGATGGTGTATTAGAATAGAACATGCCCAGGCACAGACCCAGGCCATCGGAGACTTTATTAGCATGTGCCACCGGGGTTAAATCGGGCGTCGTGCACCATGCTATCAAATTTCGCGCTCCAACTGGCCATGGTGGTGGGAAGCTTCGCCAACTGGGGTTCCACCGCAGTCGCCAGTAGACCGGTGAGCTGCACACCCGCCCCAATTGTGAGGTTCTTGCCACCTGTCCACGGCTTCACTGAAGTGCCCCCTGACAAGGTGCCAGGAGCCGCCACAAAGTACGGCCCTACGTCACCTGCGGCATCCCACTCCATAAATCCACCAAAGTGGAGGGGGAAGATGTCAGCCAGCTTCTGTGCAGCCGTGTTAAATTGTGTTGACCAGTAGGTGACCCTCTCTGCCGGCTCCTTGTCCAGCATCGCGGCGTACAGCTCCTCCATGCTAGCAGAGTCAGATGCACGCGAAATGGAGTTGATGGTGGGTGGAGCTGGGATCCCGACCTGGAACTTCTGCAGCTGCGTGTACCCGTTGGCTTTGCGCCACGTGTTGCACTGCACACAGATGGAGTCGTACAGCTGCAGGTAGCTGATGAGGTTACCCATCATGCACGTACTACCGCCTGACCCAATTGAAAATCCCTGACTGCTGGAGTAGGGGCATGACGCACATGACCCGGGGGTATTCCAGTGCGCAGCTGTGGCGTCCATCCCAAAGTAGCCGTCGCTGGTGGGGTTGGATGGGTCGGACACGCTGGACCCACTGCACGCCCAGCACGCGTACGGTGTGTTGTAGAACTGGAGCTGGAAACAGTCGATCTGTGCGACCGCTGCCAGATTCACCAGTGTCCCATCCGCGTTGGTGGCCAGCAGCGATTTCCAGATTTGCCGAATAGCTGCCTCTGGTGCTGCTGTGAGAAGCATCCCCTTGCCACCACCACTACGCTTGCCCATCTTCTCAGTGTTCCATGCTTCCAGGAATGCGATAAACCATGGACCGTCCGTCATCACCTCCAGGTCCAAGTCCACCCCGTCCAGAACCACGTCCCCAAACGGTCGCACCGTGCCACTGGTCTTATCCAAGAACTGTGTACGCATTGCGTCCAGTAACTGACCCCCGTACTCCGCCCCGGTTTGGGATGACGGTAGTGTGCCCAAAGCGCCACCAAGACTAATGAGCACCTCCGTGCCTTGGGCCTGGACCAGCTTAATAGAGTCTGGGATCTTGGCGAACGGCTGGCCCGCGTTGGGGTTCGTGCCTGCATCTAACTCGTATGGGAAGGTGGGTGGATACGTATCAGGGTACCCGGCTTGACCTTCCCACGCCGCCTGGTTGGCCTCGGTGCAGTTGAAGATGGTGTTTCCACGCCCGGCCGGAGCGGCGGCACAGTCGTACTTGGTGCAGAAGTTGCCGTGCCATCCCAAGTCTAACCCCGCACTCGGGTTGCTGTCACACCGGAACAGCTCCGATGTTGCGTTGGGAAGTGTAAAGGACACTATGACGCGACCAATCCAAGGCATCTCAGTAAACCTTGCGAAATCCGGATCTCCCCACCTCTGCCCCCAGTAAGTGGTAACGCTTGGGTAGCCTGCTGGACCCGGGGAGGGGGTGGATCCAGAGATAGTACACGCAGAGCCACGCCATCCATTGTCACATGTGCACGTCCACGTTGACGTGTCGCAAGTGCCGTGGCCATCACACGTCCCACTTGGACCCGTGGGGCATGCCGGTGCAGTACCACAGTTATCACCAGAGTATCCCCCCACACAATTACATGTTAAAGTTGCCTGGTCGCAACTGCCATGGGGCGTGTTGCACACCTTGCCACCAACAATAGGGCACACTTTCTGGATGGTGCACGCGTCACCAGACCAGCCGGCATCACACATGCATACACCCGTGGTCTGGCTGCATGTGCCGTGAGCGTTACATGTTCCCCCCCCCGGTGCCACTGGGCACACTTTAGTGGAACATGTGCTACTTGGGCAGCCTTGAGTCATAGTACCCGAGTTTCCGACCATGGTACACACAGGACCTGCGGCGGGGCATAGAGCTGTTCCACCGGGGCACTGACCCCCCGTCGTGGGATAACAAGCACCTTTGGGTGCAATGGAAACATTGTAGCAGGGTCCCCCGTCAGGGTTGACACACTGGGCGGTCGTGCATGCGTTTGGGCTACCCTGAAACTGCTTTGATGTTGCACAGTTGTAGCACATGCACTTGCCCTCGTCAAACGTGCCCTTTCCGGTAACACAGTTTCCGTTGGCATCGCACCCGTACGTTCCTGTGCCACCGCCACCATCACACGACGTCTTGTCTCGACATTCGGAAATGGTGGGGTAATTTCCGTTGGGGTCTAAAAAGCAGTCTGATCGGACTGCTCCCCGGTGAAAACGCGGTGAGCAGTCTGATCGGACTCCTCCCCGGTGAAAACGCGGTAGTGCTGTGAATGTATAAGTAGGGTGACGATACATGCGGGTAATTTTACTGGTAGGACTATATTTTTATACTTGATTCACATCCAATCCCCCATCCACCACACCACCTGGGTCTGAGCCTGGGTGGGTCTATTGTCAAACCATCACACCGAAGGTAAAATGATTTAAAACAGCTTATGCTAAGTGGTGTCCCACCCACAGACATAGTGTCGGACCGACCTAAGCCTAACCGTCCTAACCGACCAGACTGGTCGACCCCCACGCGGAGGTCTGACACCACCCAGGCAGAACACCAGGTCATACATGTCCTACTGATGATACCTACCAACCGACCTAAGCCTAAGGTATCCTTGTGATAGTTGTACCCGGGAATAAGTTAACGTCTGGTACGTGGACCGTCCCGCCAGTATTGCGCTGTGGTCGATTGACAAGTTTCCCAATGCACCCTTTGTTTGTTGGGAAACTTGTCAATCGCAGCTGGTTGAAAAGTTGTCAAAAATCTAAAACTCAAAAGTTGCTTTAGGCAAACTTTTATGAAAACGACAATAACAAATTATACTGGTCAACTTGGGTGCGTCGTTATAATGTTTAATTGTTGGTCAGCTTGTCTGAAATCAAACAACAAACGATACATTGCGATCAAAACATCAAAACATCAAAACAACCCCACAAATCGTAGATGATGTATGTGCATCCCCCAACCGACGACGACGAGAAATGTCGACAAGAATGCGTGAACGAAATAGTACATACATCGATAACATATTGCATGATAAAAACATCAAAACGAAACAGCAAGTCCTAATCGATGAGGTATTCATACGCCGCCACATAGAAAGAGACCTTTCAACAAGAATGCGTGAACGAAATAGTACCCACATCTATAAAATATTGCATGCTGAAAACATTAAAACAAAACCGCAAGTCGTCACCGATGTAACACGCCGCCGACGACGAAGTGACCTTTCAACAAGAATGCGTGAACGAAATAGGAACCTA